TGAACAAAGAAAAAATGCGTTACTTCCATTACTTAGCGAGAAAATAGATCCACTATACAACGACATAATATTACCAAGTTTACACCACATAGAAAAAAATTCAATCAAAGATTAACGAACACTTTGAAAACTACTTTAAACTAACATGCGACAAACATTCCATAAAAGACAATAATATATACGGATGGTATAACCCATACACAACAACCGGAAGGCCTGTAAATAATTTCAACGGATTAAGCTTTATGGGTTTAAAACACAAAACTGGAGAAAGAAAATCATTCGAACCAAAAAATGACTTACTAATAGAAATGACTATAGTGGTTACCATCCACGACTGATTGCGGACATGGTGGGTTTTTCTTTTACTAAAGACGACGTTTATGAGGAATTAAGCGAAGTTTACAATGACCCCAACATCAATCCTAAAGAACATACATTCAAACAGATGTATGGGGGCATTAGAAAGGAAAACCTACACCATCCGTATTTTAGTAGAGCACAAGAATACATTGACTTAAATTGGGAAATGTTTAATCGTATTGGTTATGTTGAAACTACGTTAGGTAAAAGAATTTGGAAGAAAAATCATGAAAAATTAACGCGTCAACAACTATTCAATTATCTTATACAGGCATACGAAACAGAAACCAACATGAACATTGTTAAAAAATTGGATGAATTTTTAAAAGACAAAAAAACAACTTTAATATTATATGTGTATGATTCATTTTTGTTTGACTTTAACAAGTCAGATGGTAAGGAAACTCTTATGGAACTTAAGGAAATAGTGTCGGCGAAATACCCGGTAAAAATTAAGACAGGCAAAAATTACGATGTGTTGGAGGCTTTGTAAATAGGTTTATATTTATCGGGGACTAATATATGGTTTTTAATGAATAATCGCCTTTACTGCACATTTGTTCCCGAAGAAAATATTGAAAGTACAGTTGATAAGATAAGAGGATCTTACACTATACTATTTAATAAAATTTTTGTCCTAGAAAGCTTGGATGGGGAAAAAATTATGCTTACATACAATGTAGACATGGGTAACTCAAGTGGTAATTTTTTAATTAATAACACAATATTGGTACACAGAAAAAAACAAACAAATACTCTTTACACAATCAATGCTCTCAATGAGCTTATAAAGAGTTTAAATAATGGTTATTTAGACAAGTCATACACAGTAAATTGGAACGATTACAGAAATTCTATTCTACTAATACAAACAGACGGTTTCAAACGTGTAGACACTAAAGTAAGAGAAATTATCAAAATCTCTTAACATTTCTTAAAACATATTTGGTTTAGCAAAATCCCCTTTGTATATTTACAAAGGTAAAAATAATTAACCCTTTTTAATAATAAAAATTCACAGTATGAATTTAGATGAGATCAAAAATCGTTTAGCAAGCCTAAACAACAAAGGTGGCGGAGGCAAAAAGTCAGATTACGCTGCAAACTTCTGGAAACCGAAAGAAGGTACAAAATCACAAATTCGAATCGTACCATCCAAATTTAATAAAGATTTCCCATTTACCGAATTGTATTTTTACTTTGGTATTGGAAAACCTCGTATGTTGGCATTGTCAAATTTTGACACAACTGACCCAATTTTGGAATTTGCTACAAAATTACGCAAGTCGGGTGATCAAACAAACATGGATTTAGCGAAAAAATTATTTCCTAAACTACGTGTATTTGCACCTGTTTATGTTCGTGGTGAAGAAGACAAAGGAATCCGTTTTTGGGAATTTGGTAAAATGGTTTATCAAGAATTACTTGGTGTAATGGCTGATGAAGATTATGGTGACATTACAGATGTAGCTAGTGGTAGAGACATTACAGTTGAAGTAATTCCAGCTAAAGAAACTGGTAAAATGTTTAACACAACAACCGTTCGTGTAAAACCAAACCAAACACCTTTAGAAGCAGAAGCAACTTCAGTTGAATCACTTTTAGAAAACCAAAAAGAAATCATTTCATTGTATAAAAAATACGAATTTGAAGAAATGAAAGACATTTTACAAGGATGGTTAAAACCCGCAGATGAGGATGGTGGTAAAGAAACCATAAAAGTAGAATCTAAAGGTAAAGTAGACATCAACAGCAAACTAGATAACCTTTTTGATTAATGGCTAAGAAAAAAAAAGAAGACTCGAATAGAGATGAACTAACAGGACTTCTTGCAGAATCCCTCAATAAAAAATTCAGCAAGACCCACCACAAAGTCGCTTATTTTCTAGATGGTAGTGAAGATTCACCCACAGATGTAAACGATTGGGTGTCCACAGGATCCACAGTATTAGATTTGGCCATTTCCAATCGCCCTAATGGTGGTTTTCCGGTTTCCAAGATCGTTGAGATAACCGGATTAGAACAAAGTGGTAAGTCCTTGTTAGCTTCTCACATTATTGCAAACACCCAAAAGAAGGATGGTATTGCAATTTACATTGACACTGAATCTTCTCTAAATGCTCAATTTTTACAAGCAATTGGGGTTGACGTTGAAAAGATGGTTTATTTGCCTCTTGAAACAGTAGAAGACATTTTTGATGCAATTGAAAATGTAATTACTAAAGTAAGAGAAAAAAATCCAAACAAACTAGTTACAATTGTAGTAGATTCAGTCGCAGCAGCATCAACAAAAATTGAATCAGCAGCTGACTTTGAAAAAGATGGTTATGCAACTCAAAAGGCAATCATCCTGTCAAAAGCAATGCGTAAAATTACTAACTTAATTGGTAAAGAAAAAATACTATTAGTATTTACAAACCAACTAAGACAGAAATTAGGAGCAATGCCGTTTGCAGACCAATACACAACATCAGGTGGTAAAGCCCTTCAATTCCATGCTTCAGTAAGATTACGTCTTAAACAAGTAGGTAAATTAAAGGAAAAAATCAACGGTGTAGAAGAAATTGTTGGTTCTGAAGTTGAAGCAATCGTTGTTAAAAACAGAATGGGTCCACCAAACCGTAAAATTCGATATAATATCTTTTACAGACAAGGTATTGATGATTATGGTGGATGGTTAAAATTGATGAAAAACTACAAAGTAGTTAAACAGTCAGGTCCTATTTGTAAGTATGTAGACACTGCCACAGGAGAAGAAATTACATTCTATGGTAAAGACCTACAACAATTATGTGAAGAAAGACCTGAAATCAAAGAACAAATGTATAAAGACACTTGCGATTCATATGTTATGAAATACCAACATGAAGACGAGCAAGAAATGGATCCAGACATACAAATCGACGAAACAGGAGCATAATGACAGAATCAATATTTGATTTATTAGATGGCGTTCAAAAAGAAGACACCTCTGATCCAAATTCAAGAGTTTTAATCATCGATGGGTTAAACCTTTATCTTAGAGTATTTGCTGTAAACGGCATGCTCAACGATAGAGGGATACCCGTCGGGGGTATAATGGGATTTTTAAAGTCTCTAGCATACTCAATTAGAGAAGTAAATCCTTCAAGAGTCATAGTAGTGTATGATGGTGAAGGTGGTTCTCAAAGACGTAGAAAAATTCTACCAGCATACAAGTCAAACAGAAAACCTGGTAAACGTATTACCAGATGGGATGCTTTTAAAGATGCTAAGGAAGAAAAAGAATCAATGAAGGTTCAATTTTCACGTTTACTTGAATACATGGACAGTCTTCCAATTAATGTCATAGCAATAGATCGTATTGAAGCTGACGACACCATAGCTTACATTGCGAACAATTTACTGGAAAAAGAAGTAACAATCATGTCAGCAGACCAAGATTTTCTTCAATTAGTAAATGAACGCATTACAGTATGGAGTCCTATTAAGAAAAAATTCTACACACCTGATTTAGTAATGAAGGATTATGGTGTACCGGCTCACAATTTCTTAATGTATAAAGTTCTAATGGGAGATAAGTCAGATAATATTGAGGGAGTTAAAGGATTAGGTCCTAAAAAACTACCAAAAATAGTTCCTGACATAATCACCGAAAAGATCTTGGATTTAGATTCAATCGTTCAAGAGGCTTTAGAAGGGGAAGAACCTATGCATGACAGAATTGTGGCGTCGGAACATCAATTAGAAATAAATGAGAAGATAATGGATTTAAAGAATCCACCAATTTCAGGAGAGTTAAAACGACAAATTCGTGAAATGATAAGTCGTCCAATAGATTTGCTCTCCCGAAATGATTTTACTATGATGTATTATAATGATTGTATGGGAAATGCTTTGCAAATTCCCGATGCATGGTTAACACAACATTTTGTAAAACTAAACAGTTACGCCGAATCAACACATGAATAAACTCACACAATATGGTCACCCGTTTCAAACAAAAGCATTAGCTGCGTTAGTAACGGATAGGGATTTCCTACAGCAGTCATCAGACATT